CCAGCTGCAAATTTCTTACATGTTGTCTTCTTCACTGAGCCACCTTTTTTATAGGGGCGCATTTTCTCCCTATCTGCTGCTGACTTAGAAGGGTAAACGTCCTTGCTGACTCCTGGGTGATTCATGAGTTTATCGGCTAATGCTCTCATTGAATCGTTTTTACCTTGATAACCTGCTCGCATATTCTTATTCATTATTTTTAACCTCTGTTTTTGTAATTTCTGTTTCTGATTTTAATTCGGCAATATCTTCATTAGACTCAATCTTGGCTTTTTCTTTCTCGAATTCTAATTGAGCTTTAAAGACATCTGTTTCAGCTTTTAAGTTAGCTATACGCTCCTTAGCTTCTACCTCAGCTTGTTTTTGAGCAATATCAGCCATAAGTAAGCTATTTGGATCTACGGGCTGTTGTTCATTACTACCAGTAGCTCCTATTTCCTCTAAGCCACGCGCTACGCTATTTGCAATAGCATTCTGTATTTGAGGATTTTGTATTTCTTCGAGTGGTGGTAATTCTTGACCTATCAGTTCTTGCATTTTTACTAAATACTCATATGCCTCATGTTCGGTAATATGAGCCATCAGAGTAGCTTGCAGATCTGGGTGCTCTTCGGCAAATATGCCATGCACTAATTTATGAGCCGCGTGATCCTGCCATAGAGCAGCGCTTACTCCTTTTCCAGATAGTATATTTAGGTTTTCGCTAACTGGATCAAGTGGCATAACTTCCTCTGACTCAGGTGAAGGGACAAGTATTTTATCTATTTCTTCAGAAGATAAGCCTTGAGCTTCATAATTGAGTTTTAGTACCTCTCTCATATTATGCATATCAGGAGAACCTTCGGCTGTGCGTAGAACTTCCTGTGCTTTTATTATTCGTTGCACACTGGAATTTACCGCAGGGTCAGAGATTGGAATAATCTTTACCTCTTCTAGAAAATCATTGGCAGTAATCCGCTGTTCTCTTTCGCCGAAGCTGAAGCTTTCAGACTCTAATGTTTCCCTAAATAGCTTATCTATTAGCTGTAGCTCATAGGAAAACGATCCATGAATAGAGCGCAAGACTGCTGACTGAATACGGTTATTAGTCTCAAGCAGTGCTAAGGTAGTACCAGTTGGAATATCCTCGCGAGAATTAAGCATCCCCATTTCAGAAGTTGAGCCTAGCTCCTTGCATTGGTCTACTATCTCTAAACGAAGCTCACGTAATGCCTGTGAGGGTTCAGAATAAGGTAGTGGCATAAAAGCTTCTGATAAGGGAATTCCGCCAGTATCAACTGCGACAAATTCTCCAGGTCCAACAATAATATCATTATTTTGTTGCTTGAATCCTTTAGATCGAAGACCTCCAGGTAAGTTCTTAAATGAACCAGCATCTACTAATTGGCGCAGTAACTTGGTAAGCGTGATAGCGTTAGTACCAAGTAAATGTGCAAGGCCAATGCCGTAGACTCCAAAGCCTGGTAAATAATTATACTGAACAAAGTAATTCTTGCGCTTCTGCTCTGGGTCATCCTCCTTCCAGTTACGCCTAATTGCTAGTATTTCCTTTGAGATCTTATCTATTGTAACTATATAGGGTAGTGGTAGAGTCTCTTCTTTTGTAGAAGAAACTCCGCTCTCAGTAAAATCTTCTAAGTTAAGGTAAGTGTGTATTTCATATACTGGGAATAATGAGCGCTTAGAATATACGTTAATATCAATATCATCTTTATTGTTTTTTCCGCTGATATCCTCACTTTCTTCATTATTCTCACCAGTTTTTAAGTATGGCAATTCTACTTCCCGGTAGATACCATTTTGCTGGCTTTGAATAATTTCTCTTTTGGAAAGGTGCAATATATGAGTTAGGCGGCCTGACTCTAAAATTGAAGTACAGTCCCCGTCAATTACAAAATCCTCTGGGCTAATGAATCTACTCAAAGGCCTACTGGTGAGTTTGTCGTAATAAACCTTTTTAAAACCACTGCCATATAGGCCTAGATAAAGCAGGAAACGCTCAAAGTCAGAGTAATACGCTTGATCCTTTACTGTTAGGAAGTAGTTTAGCCAATCACGATTAAGCTCTCCCTTTTCTTCTAACTCAGGACTGCTTTGGCCATTGATTCTATATCCAGCTGGTCCGGACTGTGGAAGAAGTTCCGCTCTGGTAGTTGCATAGAATCTAATCAGCGCAGTTGATAGAGTTGTGTCAAAGGTCCTAGAGCTCTGCTTAAATGGAACCTCGTGCAGATCTTCGAGAGAAAAGCCTAAATATTGTTTTACTTTTAGTACTGAATCTAGCCAATCTTGTCTTGCTTCGGTATCTTGCTCAATAGCTTCTAATAAGAACGTAGATAATTTACTCCTGGCACTCTCCGGGAAGGTGCTTGCTAAATTATCATAGAAAGAATCATTGTCTATTTGTTCCTTTTTAGGAGGGCCTACCTCGTAAACAGTGGATCCGTCTTCCAATTCTTCTATTTCTCTGATATCTTGATCAGGAGTTTTCATAAAAACGCATTTCTAATTACCTATTATAGCACATGGCAAATAAACTTGAGTCTTTCGTACAAGAGCTACAAAAACTAGACACTTACTGGGTTTTAAAACAAGAAAAAGAGTACCTGATTGTTGGCACTCAAATAACAGTGAAAATACATACAGAATCTTTAGGCAATATATTTCAGCCCTTTAGTCGCAATGAAGACAAGGAACTCCCGATATTCTTTGTCGTAAGTATACGTAATAAAACACAACCTAATTCTCTTAAGAAGCTTGAGATAAAGAATTTAGTGACTCTGCATCTAACGCAATCGCAATGTTCCTCGGACAAAGAACAGGCTAGGCAAATATTAGATGAGTTTGTGAAAAGTAGGTTTAAGAATTAATGCGCAGTCTATATTCTTCACACTAGTTACAAGGAAATAACTATTATTTTTGCTACTTTTCACTAGTTAAATCAAAATAACTATTGTTTGTTTTGGTAAATAATAGTTATTAAAGTTTAATACACTATCCTGCTCTCTTTCTCAGGTGTTCTAACATGATTATCATCTCTAGGATTAAGCAAATACATGCCGTCTCGAAGCTTAAACAGAGTTTGCGTCATTGTGTCTACCAGATCGCGGGAACTACTATTAGGAAAACATGCTACTTCTTCAACAAACTCATCAGCAAATGGCAGCAGGTTAGTATAATTGGGCCCCATACCAGGAAGCCATATTCTACCACCTTCAATGAGTGGGGTAACAAGCCTAACACGCTGAACCTTATCGCCGTATTTAGTTGGGTTAAAGGCAATGGCACGAATACCAGCTCTATGTAGGTCTTGTATTAAAGGATCACCTGAGGCTTTAGCTTCTACAAGACATAGATCAACTTTTCTATCTGCTCCACCTCTGAAGCTTGGATCATGCTCTTTGCCATTATCGCGGTAGTCTAAGTACATACGCTTAGCTCGTTCTCTGAGTTCTGGGTATTCAATTCTTCCTCGCCACATGCCAAGAAGGATTAAGTTTTCTATACCGTGGTGGTCAATGAATATTCCCCATGTTGTACATGCTGAGTAAGCGGACATTTCATTGGCGGTGAGCGCCGTATCCCAAGATTGGATAATAAACTCAATTGTAGGTTTTTCGTCGTTTTTCCACCAGCGGAACCACGATTTCTGAATAATTCCACCTTCTTCAGGGGCTGGGCGTTGTTGATATTGTCCGGCATAGAGGTATGAACCCATTTCTTGCTTTTTTCGGACTACAAATTCTTTATCAAATCTTTCCATGCAGAGTAGTTCTCCTTCTTTCTCTCGTGGGTCTTGCCAGACCTTGCCGTCAGTAGAAGGGAGCACAATAGTCTTAGCTCTACGCTTTTCTTCAAACTCCATAGAAATAATAAGCTTAGTCCATTCCTCTCCTGTATCTCTGTCCATAATATGACCGGATATATCTTGTTCATGTAATCTTTGCTGAACGATAATTTGTACGTCATTTTGCGGATTATTCAATCTAGTGGACCAAACACTGTCTAGCCATTTATTAGCTCTTTCTCTTTTGACGTCACTTTCTCCTTCGTCAATGTTATTTGGATCATCACATATCAGGAAGTTACCACCTTTACCTGTGGCGCTACCGCCTACTGACGTAGATATACGACTGCCCTTTTTATTATTCTCAAAGAAACTCTTGGCTTTTTGGTCTTTAGTTAA